ACTGTTTATTTTAGTATTCACATGGGAACAGGCGCAGTAAGTGGTGGGAGCGGGGATTTGTATATTTCTGGTTTTCCTTTCACCTCTTCCTCTACCAAAGGCTCCAGAAGTGGTGCGTGGGGGCTAAACTACACTTGGAACACCAATCTGAACCCTTCAAGTTGGTGGATGGACGTATCGGACACTAAGATTTATCTGTACCGTAATAATAATGCGGCTTCAACTGTAACAGTGGCTAACATGGGAACAGGTAGCAGTGCCAACAGGTTATGGATTCAAGGGTTTTACACAACAGACGCATAGCCTGATTGGATTATCAGGTCGGACAGGAGTAAAAAATGGCACTAACAGAAGAGACGATTGAAGATAAAATTGAGGTAGTGGGCGAGTTCAAACACGTTCAAGTCCGCACGGCTACTATTATCAAGCGTGATGGCGTTGAGATTAGCCGTAGCTTCAGCCGTCATGTTTTAGCACCTGATGCCAATACCTCTGGCGAGTCTACCGAGGTGCAAGCTATTTGCGCCGCCGTGCATACACAGGCGGTTAGAGACGCTTATGCCGCGCACCTTGCCGCGCAAGCATTAGGTGGAGGAGAGTAACCAATGAGCCGCGCCCGTACATTAGCTGACCAGTTTAATTCTGACGGTGATCTTGCACTAACTCCTGTTGCTTCGGTTAACGCGGGTCAGATTGGTGGACGGCGTAACCTCATCATCAACGGCGCGATGCAGATATATCAAAGAGGTGCAGGAACTCTTGCCAACGGTCAATTTGGACCAGATAGGTTTGCATTTGGTACTGCTAATTTAGACAATTTGGTAGGAACGCTAACACAAGACAGTGATGCACCAGATAATTTTAGTTCTAGTTTAAAGATAACTGTTACCACCGCTGAAACATCGATAGCTTCTGACGAGTACGCTTATCTTCACCAACGCATTGAGGCTCAAAATCTTCAAGGTTTAGGTTACGGTACAAGTTCAGCGAAACAACTAACACTGTCCTTCTGGGTAAAATCTAGTGTAACTGGAACTTTTGCCGTAGGTTTATACAAACCTGATAATACAACGCAGATACATAATAAAACATATACAATAAATTCTGCGGGTACTTGGGAATATAAAACTGTTACTTTTTCTGCTAACACTCTTGCTGGTGGTGCTATAGATAATGACAATGGTGTCGGTCTTTGGGTAAATTGGCATTTAGGTGCTGGAAGTGATTTAAAAGGTACTTCATCTTCTTCTGGTTGGATTTCATATGTTGTTTCATCGTGGGCAGACGGACAAGATACAAACGCTGTTCTAACTACGACCAACGCCACATGGCAAATCACAGGCGTCCAGTTAGAAGTCGGCTCCCAAGCCTCAGACTTTGAACAGCGCAGTTATGGTGAAGAGCTATCGCTGTGTCAGCGGTATTTCTACAAAAGACCTGCTGATGGTGCCGGAGAAGATGACCTAGTAATAACGTCCGATTACAACAACAGCACAAGCAACTTTTGGATGTCTTTCTATTACCCGCAAGAGATGAGGGCTAGGCCATCATATGGCAATGCCTCTGGATGGGTAACCCAATCACCTCTAATTATAAACGAAGGCGTGAGATGGGTAGCGTTTAATTTCACTAATGGCGGGGCTTATTTAGACAGGTCAACTAGCTTTGACTTAGATGCGGAGTTATAGAGATGGATGGCATGAATATTACAGCAGCAAAGTATGCACCTAATCATCCTATTACTGGCGAGGCTTCTCAAAGCGTAATTGCCACTGTCAATGGTGTTGAACTGCACGTACCTGCTGACCCCGCCAACCGTCATTACGCTGAGATACTGCGTCAAGTTGAGGCGGGTGAGTTAACAATTCAGGAGGCTGACTAATGCCGTATATAGGTAACAGTCCCAAAAATAATGTAAGGGGGCGGTTTTATTACACCGCTTCTGCCAGCCAGACCCTGTTCAGCGGTGCGGATATACATGGGCGCACCCTAAAGTATCAGGATGGCGGATATGTGGATGTTTACCTGAACGGCGTCCTGTTGCAGGACACAACTGACTATACGGCTACCACCAAGACCTCTGTGACGCTGGTATCTGGCGCAACGGCAGGCGATCTGGTGGAGATTGTTGCTTACGGTATTTTCTCGGTATCGGACACGGTATCGGCGTCTGATGGCGGCACATTCTCCGGGAATGTCGTGTTCACTGGCACGGCAACCTTTAACGGCGGCACATCGGGGGCTGGTGGCGGCTCGTATGACGGGGATAATGGTCCTGTAAACACGGGCGGTAAAGGCGATATTTTTAGGGTGCATGAGGCGGAGTTAAACACAGATGTAACCATTGCATCGGGTGAAAATGCTCTATGCGCGGGTCCGTTGACGGTGGCTACTGGCAAAACCATCACGGTTAATGGGAATTTGGTGATAGCATGAGCGAGTTAAGAGCAGACACAATTACGGCTAGTGATGGCTCCAGCCCTGTAACGCTGACTAAGCAGAGTGCGGCGAAGGCGTTTTCAGTAATCAATTTAAATAGCGGTAATACAATCCGAAAAAGTTTAAACCTCGCTTCAATAACAGATGTTGCAACAGGAACAGTGGAAAGCAACTTTACAAATGCTTTTGCTGATGCTGATTATCACGAACTACATATGGCAGATGCAGCAGTTGGAGATTATATGCTTGGTTGTGGTAACTCATCTGCATACGCAACTACTACAAAAGTACGTTCTTATAATGTGCGGCGTGATAACGGCAGTGGCGTAGACCAACCCAAAGCGGGTGCATTTGTACACGGAGACCTAGCATGAGTACCATCCTAGTTGACAATCTCACAGGCAAGACCTCTGCTGGCTCTATTACGGTGACTAGCGAGGGCGGTGCGGCTACTCAGTCCTTGCAACAGGGGCTGGCAAAGGCGTGGGTGAATTTTAATGGCACAGGTACTATTGCGGCTCGTGACTCATTAAATCTAAGTAGTCTTGATGATGATGGAACAGGAAGTTATGGCGTTAATGTAACTAATTCTTTTTCCAGCGCAGATTATTGTCCTACAACATCTTGCAATGCTTCTGGCGGAAATTATTCAACATCTGAAATCAATACAGTAGTAAGCACAGGCATAAATGCAATGCGTACTTGGAATGCCAACCCTACTGGAGTTGACGCTTCTTTAATATTTGTTTCATTTGATGGAGACCTCGCATAATGGCTGGAAAAATTATAGCAGACCAGATTGAACACAGCACCGCTGGGTCACTTGATACATCTTATGTGGTGAATGGTAGTGCGAAAAGTTGGATAAGATTTAATGGTTCTGGAACAGCGGCAATAGATGACAGTTTCAATGCCGCAAGTCTAACAGACCACGGTACTGGAGAATTTAGCTATTCCTACACAAATTCTATGGCTAACGCTGATTATACGATTAGTTTATTTGCTAGAGATACAACATATGATAGGGCGCAGTTTTTTCAATCAACGGCTGCTAACGGTGGTTTGTTATCAACAACAGGCGTTGGCGGGTTTTGTAGTGCTTGGACTGGTGGTGGAAACTGGTCTGCTGGAACTGATGCACCAAGACTGGGTATAACCGTACACGGAGACCTCGCATGACAGTGACCCCAGAGTTTCAAGGCACACACCTATTTGACCGCCTATGCTGGGCTAAAGAAAACCTAGAGGCGTATCAGTCAGACTATCGTGTAGTTTATGAAGACAGCGTTGATGAGTGCGCCAAGATACTTGTGCCTGACCCTAACTGGATGGCGTGTGCATTGCAGGGCGGGATACTTCCGCCTGTTTGGGCGTATTGGATACTTGCCGCTGATGAAGCGCACCCTGATTTTAAGAAGCATACTCGCGGATATGTGTTACACCAAACCGCGCCGATTGGTCCGCTAACGGAAGAGCAAGCGATTGAGTATTTAATTTACAAAGATGTGCCGCGCTCTGTTTGGGAAAACTGGGACAAGGGCAATAAGCCTAAGATGGTGATTTGCCGTAAAGATCAGTTGCCGCAAACTCGTGAATGGCGCAATGCGTGGAAAATTTCTGAAGAGGTAAAAGCCGAACCTGTGTTATCTTTGGAACAATCAGAGTCATTAGACATTTCGGCTATGTTGAATGACGCTATCTATCAACAAGAGGCTAAAGGAGTTCATTATGCCTGATACATATATTGTCGATAAAGATGGCAATCAAGCAAATGCTTCTGCTGTAAGCGTTCCTGCTGATCGTCATTTTAGGGGTGCATGGTCGTTGTCTGGTAATGTTATCAGCGAAGACATTGATACCGCCAAAGAAATTTTTAAGGACAAAGTCCGTGAGGTGCGTAAGCCCCTGCTAGATGCGGAAGATGTTGTCTACATGAAAGCGTTAGAGTCTGACGATGCGGCGGCTAAAGCGGCTTCTGTTACTCGTAAGCAGGCATTGCGTGATGCGCCAGCCGCTTCGGCTATTTCATCCGCTACTACGATTTCTGCACTGAAGGCCGCATGGGATGCTGACCTGTTGGGTGATAGCCCTTACGCATAAGGATTTGAGTCATGGCACTTAGCACTATACAAAATAACAGTTTCGCTGATACCGCCGTACATGGTCGGCGGAACCTTATTATCAATGGTGCGATGCA